TTCTTCAGGTATATGTTGTGATTTGTGTAACACATTAGTTGTACAAAAAAGATTAATGGATATACATATACAAGATATAGAAAGAAAACAAAGACAATGATACATATACTTAAATGTTATGGTGGAACAGTTGGTTATTATCAAGATACTAAACCTAACTTAAAAAAACTTCTTAAAGAGTGGGAAGAAGAGGGAATGAGTATTGCAAACGATAAGATATATTCATTCAAGAACTTAACAGAAGTAAACAAGTTTCTTCTAAAAGAAATAAATGTTTATAACGAGGAACAAAACTATGGCAATTAGTCAATACTGCACAGATTTATTTAGAGATGTGGAAGTACCTAAAGATAAACTTAAAACACAAAGAGAACTTTACGAATGGGTATTAACAACTTTCAGAAACGATAAACCTTTAGCTAACTATGAACTTGTTTTTGACCTAAGAATGACAAGACATGGTGGCATTCTATTTAATTTAAGAAAAGACGGGTGGATTGTAGAAACTATTGGAGGAGGAAAAGACAGTAGTTTTAGGCTAATATCAAAGCCAAATGAAGACCTTAAACTCTTTACAAACTAGCAAATAGCTATTAACATAGTAAATAGATGTTCACAATAATAAGTACGAGCATAGACGGAAAGCAAGAAAAATTTTCTTGTGAGAGCCGAGAGGAAGTCTCAAAATTAATAACGAGATTGAGAGACTTCCCGTTTAACCACTTTCTAATATCAGTATTAGAGGAGGGAAAACCAATAATCGTACAAAAAGAAATTGGAGACATTATTCTTACACAGAATAGTTATTAGAGGAGGAAGATGAACGAAAGTAAGACAACTATCATATTCAATGTTGAGTTAACTAGCAATGCGTCAGACGGGATAGTTAAACACGCAACTGAAAAGATACAAAAGGGTTTAAGAGACAATGAGTTAGAGGAGAAATTTTTAACAAGTGAAAGAAAAAAACTTATGGAATTTCTTATTAACGAAATGAATTGGAAAGTTACGAAAGTTGCAGAAGAGCTTGGATTAACAAGGCAAAGAGTGTACAAGATACTATCAAAGGAGGATAGCAATGGAAATGAATAAGGAAACTTATGAACAGTTAACAAGACCGTTTAGTAAAGAGGAAATACAACCTGCACCAAAAGGAAAATTTGGTAGCTATGTTCCTCATCATTTAATAACAAGAAGATTGAATGAAGTAGTACCTGGAAAGTGGAACTATGTTATTAAAGAGGTTATAAGAAACAAAGACGGAGAGATAGAGGGTGCTATTTGTAGTATGTCTATTGACGGACTTAAAAGTCCTATGGAGGAAATAGGAGATGTTAACCAAAACGACAAAAAGAACTTCGGAACTGAAAGCGAACTACTAAAGCTAGTTGCAAGTGACGGAATAAAAAGATGTGCCATGAGATTTGGAATTGGACTCCATTTGTGGACAGGGGAAGAAGTTGAATGGTTTGGCAAAGAAGATGCTAAACAATCAAAACCTGATGCTTCAAAAAATTCTGAAGTTAAACAGGGAAATACAGTTAAATCTGTTGGAGAACAACTTAATTATTTTATGAGCCAAATGGTTAAAGATGAAAAATTAAAAGTGGAAATCCAAAACAAAGCATACCAACATCTAGTCAAAGAAGTAGACAGTAGTGAGAGACTACCTGAAGATGTAGAAGATTGGAATGCAAATCAAATGGGTACTTTCATGGACAAATTTGAAGTACTTTTGAATGCTTATAATGATGATTTAGAAGCACCGTTTACTGATGATACTTCAGCTATAAGTAATGTATTCGGAGAGCCAACAGATGTATCACATAAACTAGATGAGGGAGGTGATGAAGAAATGAGTGATGAGTGGAAAGAAAATCCTGCAAGTGTTAATCAAATGAAATGGGTTAACGATATTATTAGAAAAGCAACTGATAATAACATAGACGGTCTTGCAGAATTAAAAAAACTTTATGGAGACGGGAATATCACAGGTGGTATTGCTAGTGAAATAATTACTAACTGGAAAGACAAGGTTTAGTAATGTCATCAGAAGAAGATTTACAACCTATATCCTTTGATGTGGATAAACTTAGAGCTAAGTTGGAGAAGAAATTTCCTGATTATGATTTTTCTAAACCTGCACCAAAGGATAGGAGATGTAAGATAACAACTAAAGATGAGTGTCCTCTTTCTTATGAGGATAGGACACTTATCTATCAAGATGACGATTTAGTCTGTGTTTATAAGTACAAACTACAAGACCCTGTTATATCTCACAAGTACGAAGAAAAGTACTGTATGGCAGTATTAAAAACAAAAGAAGAACTAGAAAATGAAAGTAAAGGTGTGTTTTAATCATGAATAAAAGAAATAAGAAGAAGAAAGGTAACATATTTTCAGAAGCACAAATAATGAAAGAGTGGTCTATGGAATTATCAGATGCTTGTGGAAGTTTGTTAACAGGGAAAAAGCCCAATATATCTAGGATAGATAGTTTAATTGAACAATTCGTAAAAGATTACAATATCAATATGATGGCAATTGAAAGTCAACAAGATGATACACCATCACAGGAAGATTTGGAAGAAATGTTCAAAGGTTTAAGCAAGGAAGAAGTAGATAAGCTAACCAAAAAAGAAGAGGAATAATGAAAGCAACACCTAAACAAATATCCGAAGTAACAGATTTAATTAATGTTGGCTATGACTTTGGTTGGGAGTTTAAGGAACAACCTAAGACCACAGATTTTGATAACAACAATAAGACTATGAAAGAAGTAGGATACCTACACGAACATTATGCGAAGATACTATGAAAAGTAGCTTATACAATGGCGATTGTTTAGAGTATATGAAAGAAGATATGTTTGTTGGACAGGTGCATACAACCATAACAAGTCCACCATACAATATGAATTTACGAATTAAATATGGTAAGTATCTAAAAAGAACTGAAAAAAGTAAAATATCAACTAAATATAAAAACTTTTCTGATGACCTAAGTATGGAAGAATACTATGAATTTAATAAAGAAGTAATACATTACTTGCTACAAATTTCTGACTTAGTATTTTATAATGTTCAGTTCCTAACAGGTAACAAGAGAGCATTGTTCAAACTAATGGGAGAGTTTAATGAACAGATTAAAGAAGTAATCATTTGGAACAAGGTAAACGCACAACCTGCTATGGGAGAGAAAGTATTGAATAGTCAGTATGAAGTAATACTTGTATTTGACAAAGATAACGCAATATCCAGAAAGTTTGACACAGCTACATTTGACAGAGGTACATTGTCTAATGTATGGGATATTAAAAGAGGAAAGAAACTCAACAAAGAACACGGAGCTGTCTTTCCAGAAGAATTAGTTGAAAAGATATTACATAACTTTACCAAACCTGGTGATGTAGTACTTGACCCTTTTATGGGAACAGGAACTGTTGGGGTTGTATGTAATAGGTTGAAAAGATGGTTCATTGGTATAGAATTAGATGAAGATTATTTTAATTTTGCCAAAGAAAGAATAGAGATAGAGGAGAGTATATGAGTGATATATCAGTAAGTGATGCAGCCATAGGTGTTTTGTTAGCAGAGCTTGAGAAAAGAGGAGCTTTCAAAACGATTATGTTTGTAGATGAACAAGGTAGGAATGAAATCAAAGCAATCATTCCACCAAAACCTTTGTTCGTTACACAAAATGCTGTACAACAAGAGGAAGAATGATAAAAGCAACAGCTAAACAAATAGCCGAAGTAACAGATTTAATTAATAATTGTAGCAGTTGGAAAGTAAAACTTAGTGCAACAAAATGGTTAAATCGTTCTGACTTAAACACAGTTGATGTAGATAATGTTATATGGAAACTAAGACCATTAAGGAAACCTAAGTTTTCAAGATTTGATTTACCTAATCTAAGTTATGATGAGGACACACCTGATATGTACAATATGAAAGAGTACAACTCAGAGGATTTTTAAGTTATCCCAACCTTTTTTATTTATAGTAAATGTTAATACTCCTGGATGAGACCAAAGCCCTGTCCTTTCCGTAAAGTCAATGCTCTTATCTAAACTTCCACACTGAAACCAAGTCCTATCACCTTGTTGTTTAGCACGAAAATGGTGATAATGACCCGTCACTAAAATCTTTGAGTTCATAGCAGGAAGAAAACCATACATCTGTCCTTTCCACCAATTCTCTATCTTAGTTTCAGGATTACCACCCGAGCCTCCTGCCATGTGACCATGCGTGTAGCTACAGGTTATTCCTTTGACGGTAGTTGTAACGTGAAATCCATCTGGGATTTCTACTTTCACTTTCTTGTATCTTTCTTTGTTAGCATCAAATATCTCCTGCATTATTTGTAAGTGCATGGTATCAGAGTTATCTAATCTACTTGTTAACACCCCGCCTTTAGAATTACGAGTCATCTCCCCATGATTTCCTGGACATCCTGTCAAGATAATCTTATCTACTAAAGGTAGGAATGTTTCAACTGTATTGAATATCATATTCCTAGCCAATGCGTATTGCTCAATCAGTGATAACTCGACATTGAAAGGCTGACTGTCAAAGTAATTCATAGAACAATTTTCTGTGAGGTCACCCATTCCTACCAAATGTACTTCATCTATCTCAACACCTATCTTTCTTAGATGTTTAATGCGTGCTACTGCATCTTGTAAAGCTATCTCGTATCGGCTTAACATGGCTTCTACACCGTAATCTCTCTTTCCTACCTGCCAATCCGACATAAAAAACATGAAAGCTGTGTCTCCACCGTACACTTTTGTCTGTAAAGGAGGTTTCTTAGATGATTTTTTTAATAATTCTTTGAAATACTTGTCGTGACCAGGCTTCTTCTTCCTTACAATGCCCTTAAAAGCGTGAAAAGTCTCAACTCTTCCTCCTTTTAGTTGCTGTTGCCAGGACGATACTTTTACAGCTCCTTCTATTTCGTACTCTTTAGGGTCGAAGTTCCACTCTCTTAGTATTTCATCATACTTATTTCTAAAGTCAGGGTCTGTTCCTACGTGTGTAATCTCTCCGATACCAGTTAAATCGTTAACCTCTATGTTAGGTTTCCAACCTGATTTATAGAAATTGTTACCTATTTCATTAGGTATAGGTTTCTTTTTTTGTGACATTAAGCCCTCCTTTTTCCTGTTAATAACAGTTTACAGGACTTGTGTGACAAATATGTTATTTAGAAATTTGTTTTTTGGCGTAAGCCTTGACAACGGCAAGAGCGGCTGCTCCTCCAGATAATAAGGCAAGCTGAACTACTTCTGCGTCAACACCAACTAATGGTGCGATTGTCAAGGAAGCAATAAAAGCCTCCAAGAAGGTCCATACTACACGCTCTAACATGTCTTTGAGTTCGTCACTCATTCCATACTCCCATGCTTCTGACCAAGGAGTCCACGCCACATCCTTCTTGAATGTTCCATCTTGGTTTCTTCTTCTTTTTAGTTTTTCAAACATTAACTTAATATCCTCCACTTTAGTTTAGGTTTGTCTTTTACTAAGTTTATTTTACTATACTCTATCGTAACTTTCTCTCCATTTAATAAAGCATCTCGTACTTTAG